TTCAAAAAGCTCTGCGTCCTTTATTTTATATCCATCGGTTTCAGTCATATAATCAGCGTCCTTGACTTTGAAACCGACAGAAAAAGCTCCAAGGACACCGTCTTTAATAAGTTGTGTTACATCACCAGCAGCTTTAGATATCTTTGCAGATATTTCTAAACCGTTGTCTGTAACTTTTAAATCTTTTGCACGACCAATTGGTTTGTCGTAGTTGTGATTAAACAAAATGATTGGATTGTTTTTGAAATTCTCTAATCCACCTTTTGTCCATGCATCGCTTTCAATAATATCTCCAGCTCTGTCAATACCATTTGTACTTGCAGAACCTTTAATATCTATACCGCCATCATCAGTTTCACCTAATGATTTGAAAGTGCTAGTCCAATGATAAATTTTACTTGACATCTTTTTTCTCCACTTTCTTAGCAGGTGCTTTTTTCTCAGCAGGTGCTTCTTTTACTTCTGGTGCGACTATTACGTCTACTGGGTATCTTTTTGAGACTACACTAAGTACTCTACTCCAAGAACCAAATGCTCTTCTTAATAAGTAATCTTTAACAGGAACATCAGTCCCTTTTGCTTTATAAGCAGGTAGATCCATTATACCACCTTCTTTTTTAAAGTACTCAGAAAGAGACTTTACCATCATATCTTTTGTCATAATTATTCTTCCTCGCTTGGGGCAGCCTCTTGAGGTCTACCGCCTTGTTCCGGGTTTACGGCTGAGCCTGCTATATTTGCAGGTACTCTTGGCTCGTCAAATCCGTCAACAGGTTCTTTTCCTAATGCTTCTCTTGCTTCGTTAGCACTTAATATACCCGTGTTAACTAGAGTAGCATAGTATGCTGCCTGGTCTCTCAATTCTGGTTGTAAAGCAGGAATACCTGTTACATCTTCATTTAGTGAAAAACCAAAAAATCTTTCTAATGCATATCCCAGTTTCTTAACTACTGGTAGTACTGTCTCTAAGTAGTACAATCTATGATTAGGTCTAATGTTTGCATTATTACCGCCATCTAATAAAATTGGTGGTATGCCCATTGCTTCTAAAATTATTCTTTCATTTGCTTTTATTGATTCTGCAAAGTCTAACTCTTTGAAGTTAACATCGGTTAATGGGTCTACTTCTAAACCTCCATCTAATATAAGTGGTCTTCTTCCGCCTGTATTAGGGTTGTACCTCATACTCCATGCTTGCATCATTCTTTCTTTTACTTTCTCAGAAAGAGTGTTAGGACTCTTAAGTACTAATCCTGGAACTGCTCCATTTTTGAAGAAGTTATCCTGGAAGTTTCTCATACTTGCAAGTAGTTGCATAGTTCTGTATGCTGGTTTTAGTCTTGGTACTCCTCTATAAATAGAGTTAAAACTGTTTTCTTTTATATGAATAATCTCGTTTGGACTATAATCTATTGAGTTATCATATGTAAACTTTTCTATATAAGTTTTATCGTCACTATAGATTGTGACTTTGTCTGCTGGAAGGTGATATAAATGAGCACCATCAAAGTAAATAAAGATGTTTCCATCTATAAGTAAATCAATTATAAGATTTCTTTTAAATGCACTTACGTCTTGAAAAGGATTAGGTTCTACATTTAGTAATAAGTCTACTTTAGATCTACGAATATTCTTTAAGATATTATTCGTACCTACAATCTTTTCACCAACTGAAAATGGAATCTCTGAAACATCATCAACAATCATATTTACAGCTCTATTTACAATCTCTAATTGTTCATAAGCGTTTCTATAATTAGTTATAATTTCACGAGAGTCAATAGTCATTCCCTCATTTCGGGATATAACATACTGCGAAGGATTTAGTTTTTCCTTGCTATCTCTTCCTAAGAATCTATCATACCATGCCATATTTGTCTCTCTGTTTCTCGACCCATCTTTTTTGTTTCTCTGCGTGTATCAACTTGGGTCGTTTACCATACACTGAATGTAGTTTCATATGGTGACTATGGCAGAGTGTTACTGTATCTTCGTAAAGTTCTTTGTAGTGTTCATCAATAAAGGCTTCTCGAATCTCTAGTATTTCTTGCTCATTGTTAATAATTAATTTTTTCTTTTTTATCCAAGTTTCTAGTAGTTCTGTAAGCCCGTGATAGTGATGAAAATCTAACTGTTCGCAATCACCACAAATATAACAATCGCTTGATTTCTTATATTTGGATTTTGCTTTGTCTCGTACGTATTTAACTAAGTCTCTTTTGAAATTCATATTTCTACTCTTAATTAGAATTATAACAAAAACATACAGCAAATGTCAAGAACTGTTTTTTGTAGGTCTTGCTAAAACGTTGTGGCTGTGGTTTCAAATGTATACAACGCGTAACGCATAGCATCGGCCATATGGGATGCCATGTTATGTTTTGGTTTCTCTTTTAATAAATTAGGGTTAGGGTCCCATTGGTATTGGTCCAATGATATAAGTGCTTCTTTACAAGTTTGATTAACAATTATCTCATCGTTATCAACTACAGTAGCTACATGTCCTATTCCATCTAATACAGATTTCTTGGCATTTATAGTACTGATATCATAATTTTGTGCAAAGTCGTACCTTGTTTGTTGAGCTGCAGAGTCAATATAAATATAATCAATATCCCATTTATGAATTAATTTTTGAATCTGAGCTGCGTGTTGTTCTGTGGTTTTTTCTGCTTCCATGTACTCATCTATAAGATAGTATTTTCTATTATCCCAATCGTATGCAATGACACAGAAAGCTGTAGGGTCTTTGTAACCTACGTCAAGTCCTGCAAATACATCCATGTTACTTACGTCAATCTGGGATAGATCTGCTATACATTCTTCATGATTAAATGCCCAGACTTGTCCTTCATAGACATTAAAGTCTGCCATATACTCTTGGGCAAATTCGTTTGCAGACATTGTTTTTTGAGCTTCTACTATGTCTGACTCTGATACACGGGGATTCTCATGGTAAGTAGCTTTTATACTACACCACTCTGGGAACTCTTCGCTATGTCCTCTATAGTAGAATTCTGCAAAGTAATTGTTTCTACCCCTTGGAGTAGATATAAAGATTGCTTTTGAGTTTTCCTTGTCTAATGTGGGCCTGAGCGCAACATTGAAAGCATCCCTCCCGTCTGTGAGAGCGGCCTCGTCGAATATGATGAGATCATAAGACCTACCCACAACCGAGTCAACTTGGTTAATGGAGCCCATACGAATCGTAGAATGATTTGAAAGTTCAATAACTTTATCTTTTGCATTGTCTCTTAATACCTCTAAATCAAAATGTTTGATTAAGTTTCTTTGCAAATCAAATGAGATTTGCGATAGTGAATAATTGGGTGACATCAATAGTACGTGCGACCCCGGGACTAAACAAACAAGTTGTCCTATAATATTAGATATGTATGTTTTTCCTTGGCGACGTGAAACCGCAGCCGTAATGAAACGATACTTCGGGTTGTTAATTGCATTAATGATTGCTGTTTGAGATGTGTTAGGTGTAATACCTAATAGCTCAAGATATTCCAGTATAGGAAGTTTTATGAAACGTGATTGTTGTTCTAAATCCATTAGATAATCACTAACTATATCTGTACGACTAATTTCTATCAATGCAATATCTCATCTGGAAAGATGTCATGATGTTCGTCGGATTCCAGTTCTCCGATTTCTAACATTTTGCCATATAAGTAACAATATGAAGCTGCTATCTGTTTTAGATCTTCTTCTGCTTTTGATAGTGTTCTTTTTTCTTCTACAGTCATTAATCTCTGTAGAAATTTTGTTGCGTGTGCTGCTCCTTCATCTAACCATAGTTTGGTTCCGTTGACATGCATTATTTTCTCCTTTTAATTCCTCGTACATATTTTTGAGACTTAGGTGGTCTTTTTGTTGAACCACCCTTGCCTGCCCAAAACACTTTGTTTGCCCAATAAGCTGCGGAGCTTTTACCCTTAGCTATGTTCTTTCCGTGTCTTGCTTTGAAACTCTTTCGAGCTTCGGGACTATAGTTATGTCCCATGCCTTGTGCACCAAAGCGAATGATTTTCACCTTTCCGCCAACTCTAACTCCTACTACAGCTTTCTTTGTTCTGTGTTTAGGTGTTCTTTTAGGTTTATTAAGTCTAGTTAGCCCAGCTCTTTTGAGCCTGCCTTTTTCTGCTTTTGTTAGTGCCATGTTTTTTCTTTTTTAGTAAAGCCTTCTTTACTACTTTATCAAGTCTTCCTGACTTCATAAATTTATTTATTTTTTTAAAGATATTATCTTCTTCTCCTTCTCGATAATAGTTTAGAAGGTGTTTTCTTTCCAAACTTAGCCCTTTTAGGGTTTACTGTTTTACCAAATCTTGGTCCAACTGCTTTAGGTGCTGCTCCATAGAAGCCTCCTACTGTGGTTGATGGAGATTTAGTATTTACAAACGCTCCCGCTGCTGCATTCATGTCACGAGTTACTCCTCTTTTCAATACATGCTTTCTTAGCTTGGAAGTTGAGTGAACACTTGGTCCGCTTAAAAATCCGCCTTGTCTTGCCATTTTTATATTCCTTTTTACTCTATCGAGTACTTTGGCTTAGTAGCCTGTTAATGAGAACCGTATTTTGTGGGGTTCTCGGTAATTTTATTAATGTTTTTACAGTATGTCCCCATACCAACTGTTCAAGTACAGCATTCTTTAGCCTCTCTGAAAGAGACAAAGTTGTTTCTATTTCTGTACTTAAATTTTGCATTGCCAGTCCTTGTAGACTTAGCTAATATATTTTAGCTTTTCGCTTTTCTTTGTGCTGCTATCATTTTATCTTTGATATCAACTTCACCATCCCAGTTCTTGTCATTCCCTGTGATGATGTTTATAAATTGAGTCCATTTAGTCTTTAGCCACTCCATTTATTTTCTCCTTCTTTTTGTATAAGTCCTCACTCTAGTAGGTTTGCCGCCGACGCCTTGAGCTTTTGCTCTTTTCCTTCGTACCGCAGACTTCTTCTGTGCTTTACTCATTGTTTTTGCTCTGGCTAAAGGTACACATTTAGGGTATCCTCGCCTTGATGTTTTTGCAGAACTACGTCCACAAGGTTGATATCTGCCCTTCTTTTTAGGTCTTCCAATATCTACCCATTTTTCTTTGAACCATTTACTTAGGCCGCCTTTGGGTTTTGCCATTACTTTCTCTTACGTCCAGTACCCATACGATACCTTCCGCCTTTGGCTTTATATGTTTTTACAAGCCAACCATTAGCATACGCTGATGGGTATACTTTAAACTTTCGTTTAGCTTGAGCCTTAACCCTAGCATATAGCTTAGGGTTTGTAGGCACGGGCTTTTTCTTAACTGCTTTTCTTCTTCTACGAACAGCCATTACTTCTTCTTTTTCTTTCTTTTCAAGATAGCTGCTTGTAAAGCTTTAGGTAGTTTCTTTTGAGCTGCTGTTAAGCCTCCCATTGATTTTTTCTTCTTTCCACCTTTTTTCTTTTTCTTTGGTCTGCCAACCTTTGATCCGTATGTTCCTTTACCTTTAGGCATGTCACTCTCCTTATGTCCATTTGGGGTCTTCCAAAGGACACTCTGCCCATCTAATCTTTGTTTTGAGGGGCATAAAACATTTACATATATCGCAAACTTTCCACTT